CATTTGATTGTGCATTTTCTACAAAAATTTGATCGATTTTAGATCCAGTAGCTGTAGTAGAAAACGATTCACCATTTGCAGTATTTGCGTCGTGATCAAAAGGAGCTAATTGAAATTCATCTACAACTGGAATGTAACCTACTGCATTGTAAGCTTCAAATTGAGCTTGAGTAATTTTGTACATATATTTCCAAATATATCCGTCAGCAGTACGATATATTTGGTCTGTAATTGTATTATCAAAATTTGGCGCAGTTGTAACAGAAGAATTATTGTTATTATATAAACATTTATAAACGCGATAATCGCCCGTGTCATTAATATTTGGCCCAACCACGCAATAAAATCTTTCGCCATCTAGATCTACTGAATCGTCATATTGAGTAAATACTTGACCTGATTGCCAAGGATAGTATTTAACCATAAATTTGCAATCATCATTTAATATTTTCTTACCAAAAATTACGTTATCTAAAAAGATATTTTTGCTTTTAATTGAGTTATTTACTTCAATACGGTCTTCATCTATGCCTGTAACCGACGAAACGAACACATAGTATTGATTGTCCTGCAAGTCATCATAGAACATGCGAACCGTGTCAGTTTTAAGAATTGATGTGAGCGTCTCAGCCATTTATTTTACCTTTTGCTTTTCATTATTTATACTAACTTACAGTAATAGAATTAGACATTGCGCTATGGAATTGGCAGATATAATAATATGTGCCAGCGCTTCCAACGGTCCAATCGACATTACCACTTTCTGCACCATTATTTGTTACGCCGCTTGCAGTACTTCCGGTTCCAGTAACTTGCGCCGTCTTAACATAAAAAGGATGGCCAGAAGCTGTTACTGTAAATCTTACTTTATCGCCAGCATTAAATGCAAGTGTAGGATTTGTCCCGGTAACAGCGCCATTTCTATCAGTACCTGCTATTGTGTATGCGCTTGCTCCAACAGAAGTCGCAGTAAGCGTATAATCTGGAGTAAACGACGGCGTTAAGCTCGTGTCGTTAATTGTAACATTTGCTGACGTATAAAGGATTGTACCATCCGAGCTTCCAGATCGAAGTGTAATATAAAACTCTTCGTTACCTTCAGTTGTTTCGTCTGCGTCAAGGGCAACGCTAAAATTACCAGAATCTCCACTCATTACAACGTTACCGCCAGTTCCAGTAAAATCAGATTCTCGGCTTGTTGGGCCAATTTTCCAATATAATACTTGACCTGCAGGCCACCCAGGAGCCGAAACGCTCCATGTAAGGCTGCTTCCTTCATTTATGTTATTTGCAGCTGGGGTGGCAGAATATGTAAGACTTTCAGGATCAAAAGGAGCAACATATTTTGTTTGTTGAATTCTTCTTCTTGGATATACCATGCCTGAAGTTGGTCTATAAGATAATGTTTTAAACGGAAAATTATTTCCATCTACTGGTCTTTGCGGTACCCAACGCAAATATTTATTTGGAGCACCTTGTAAACTATTTAGATCCATTGGATCGTCAGCTTCAGTATCTTGCATTTGATCTGTCGAAGCATTATTTACAAGCCAAGTTTGAGCGTCAGCTTGTTTCATATTTGGCCATGATTCTGCAAGACAAGCAAGTACACCGGCAACCTGAGGTCCTGACATACTTGTTCCTTGATACTTATCAAAGTTATAACTTGAATTACGAGGATCTGCAATGTCTCCAGATTTCTCATGGACAGAACTTTGTATTGCTTCGCCCGCTGCAAAAATATCAACTTGATTACCAACATTTGAAAACGGAGCTTTATCTTCAGCAACATCGTTACTTGTTGCACCCACAACGATCACGGGAGCATATCCCGCGCCAGATCCAGTTCCTCTGTGCAAATACCAAGTAAAGTCTACGCCGTTATAAGTCATGCGATACGTATTATCATAGTCTTGATCTGTGCTATCTGTAATTTTCCAATATGCATTTCCAGCAGAAGCAACAACAATAATTCCATCATCAATAGCGTCTTGTATATCAGCTTGCCTTGAAGTAAAATAATAAGGAATTGTCATTGATTTGCTTGGAGCATAAAATCCGCGGGCTTGTAATTCAGCAACTGTTAGATCGCGTCCTGGATTGTAATCAGTTCCTCTATAATTGACTCGTGTGACATATCCTGAATTGTATCCATCAGTAGCAGAAGAAGCATTTGTTTTAATTGTAGATCCATAACTATTATTTGTAATTGTTGGATTTTTGCGGCCTGTTTCTTCATTTATTTCTTTACTATTATGCCAAGCCCTTATGTAGTCCCACATATCACCGCTAGAAAGTGAATTAGGATTAGTACTATATGGGCTTATATTGTATATATTTGCATCACGAGCCCATCCCTGAGTGTTTCCTGCAACCGTTCCAGCGCAATGACAGCCGTGGTTATTATCGTTTGTTCTATTTGCGTTTCCGGAATCTACATATGGAGTGTAGGTGTAAGTTCCATTAGAGCCGCCATTTACTTCGTTTGTGTGTTGAAACCAGTTGTATTGAACAACTCTGGAGCCACCAGTTCCATCAGGATTTACCGCAAATTCTGGATGGGCAGGATCAATATGTCCATCTACAATTACAACATCAACGTTTTTTCCTGAAGCTGTCATAGTTAAATTAGTTGTGACAAGAGAAGTGCCATCTCCACCCCAGTTATTACGATTTGTTTCTTCATTGTGGCGTAATAAGCCCCAATTTATGTCGCTAGCATCATCAGTCCAACTTTTATCAAATTCTCCATTTGTAATTGTATAACCTTGCGGCTTAGTTGTCAAGGCTACAAGTTCTGCTAATTCAACATCCCATACACGGGGATCTGCTTTTACTAATGCAGCATCTTCATCAGTAAGCATATAATGAGTATTACGAGAAATCTTTCTACGATTTTTTAATTCAACTCTACGATGAGGAATAGTAATACCACCACCTTCATTTTCCATATCGTAATAAAAGTCTTCTAAGTCCTCTTTACGGTGAAGAGTAACAATCCATTCTCGTAATTCAGACATTTATGCCTCCAACTGGATAACTGTTAGAGTGACTTCAACTGTTGAAGCTGATCCTGATAAGTTTGTTACACGGCAAGGAATTGTTGTGCTTGGTGTCCCTTCAAAGCTATAACCAATTGTTCCTGGAGATATTTGCACAATTGTAGCACCATTAGTAATTACTTCTGCAATTACACCCGCGTCTGATGCGGGATCTTCTGTTTGCAATCTTGATGAATCAGCAGATCTTGCTGCTCCATGAGTATAAATTCTTACCCAAGCTGCTCGGTCAGTTTCAATTGCAAGAAGCGCATAACCTTTAAACCCGCCAGTAATATCTAAGTTAGTTGAAGCATCATCTGCGATAGATCCAGTTGTACCGGACTTTTCAGTACGAGAGCTCAAACCAATTGCGGCAGTATCAGAAAATGAAAAGTTTCCATCGCCGTCTGTCGTAAGTACTTGCCCATCGTCACCATCGGTAATTCCTAAGTCAAGAATACTGTCTGGTACGTCTGCGGGCGTGAATGTAAATGCCCCCGTTGATTGGTTATATGCTAAAGTGCCGTTTCCACTTGCCGATCCAACCGACACACTTAAGTCTTCTGTTCCAATACCTGTAAGCGCAGTATTAGACCAATTGTCATATAATTCGGTAAAGTTGGCGTTAGTTTTGACGAAAGCATTGCGGAGTGTATCGCCTGTGCCATCATCAGCAACTGTACCTGTCTGAATAGTCTGCTTTGCCATTGTTGCTCCTGTTATTCTATACTATTTATTTATGGTTCTGATATCATATCGGCTGTAATGGTTGTACTATCTGTCGTGTAATCCTGGCGATCAACTGTTAATCCTCCACCATCACCAGCAACAACTTGGTTTGGACCAACAATTGGGTCTCCTCCAACTTCAGTATCAAACTTAATATTTTGAATAAACTTATGATTCATGCCTTGTTCTAAGATACCAAAAGATTTTTTTCTCTTATGTAAAAAATCCCCGAACATTTTTGTTCCGGCAAGATGAACTGTTCTTTTAAGAGGTTCTTCATATTCTCTTTTGCCAACAGTACCTTTAATTTCGTATGAAAATTCTTGATAGTAATCGCTGTCTTGAATTTTTTTCTTTGCATCATAATATTCAAAATTACCCGTATCAGGATCAGTCCAATATCCATTTAAGTGCGAATTAAATGCAGCCCAATATCCAGAAGTAATACCTTGAGTTGTAGCGGTAAGTGTTGCTCTTGCTTTAATATTTCCGTCGTCATCTGTCAAGAATACAGTTTCGCCGTTTTTATATCCAAGACCAGATTCATAGATATTTACTGCAGCAATTCTTCCAGATTCAAAAATAGTTTCTGCAGAAATTTCTGCAGATTCGCCAAGCTTGTCAGCATTATAATCTCTTGCAACATATTCAACTGTATAACTATTTCCTTTATGAACCAAATCGCCGGCTCCAGATTCAAAACCATAATAGCTATATGGCCTTACTTTAAGGAATTTTTCAGAAGAGTTAATGTCTGTAATAATACCTTCTACAGTAACATTTGCATTAATACCAGTATTTGCCTGACTAATAGCGTCGCCCTTTGTCATAGCAGCACTTACGTTTGTAAGAACAATTACCTGCTCATAACGGTCAAACGCGGTCATTGTATCATCTTCTGCTAATGCCCAAACGTCTGTTGTATAATCTTCACCTGGATTAATATTCACCAAGCTTTTAATTGAACCAATTTCAAACGGATCTAAATCAAATGCATCACTAATTCGAGTTGAAATTGTAACTGGATCTGCACTACCTGAAAAATCTGGATTTGCAGTATCATTATAGTCTGATGCATTAAGTGGAGTTGTAAGAGCAATATTAATTTTATCTGTAATCAGAGATACAGTTTGCTCGTTTTCAACTGTAACAAAAACGTCATTAGTGTTTGCAGTATCTGGAAAAAGTTTACCAGGAGAAGAATCGTTTTTTTCTGTAATATCACTAATATTTGAAGTGTTTGTGCTATCGAAACCAGCAGCTAGCCTTGGGCGACCAGCCCTATCATTTGCAAATAATTGAGGTAAAGGATCAGTAGAAAATTCATGATTTTCGTCTTCAAAATAAATACCAACCGCAAAAGCAGATTGGCCTGTAACAATACCAATATTGTTATTTCCAGCATCAGCAATTTCTTCACCAACAACGAATTCTAAATCTGGGTTTGATAACAATAAGTTTTGGCTGGATACTTTAATGCGAGTACCGTCGGTAGTATAACCATATCCACCGTCTTCTAATGTGTAAAGAACAAGACCTGTTTCGTTATCTTCAATTTCTGTAACAATTACTTTACCGCCTTGGCCACCTTCATCAGACTTAATATTATAAATGTCGCCTACTTTATTTTGAGTAGCTCCACCATAAGACGTATCAACCGCAACCTTATTCGGTGATCCATCTACTTCACCAAAAGCTACTTCTCTTCCACCAATTGAAGCAATCAAATCATCAAACTTCTGGAAGTCACCTTTAACATTTGAAATATAAACAATAGGTGTAAGAGTACCATTAAGTAAGACAAAATTAATCTTATCAACAGCGGCTTTTGCTTCTGAAAGACTACCTCTAATGTTTTTACCAATTACATCAGCATATGTAAACTTATTACCATCACTATCACTAAATTCGTTATCATTTGGAAAGCACTGAAGATATACTCCTTTGCGCCAATCAGAATCAGACACTTTAAACATTTGAGATGCTGGATATCTGATTTCTACATCTTGGCCATAAAACATACGGAAAAATAAAAGAATACCACCAGGTGTACCTTTACGGCGATAAAGATCTAACACATTTTTAATTATAAAACGAACATCTTTATCTTCCTTTAATGGAAGATCTGCCATAAACATTTTATGGAATTGTAATAATAGAGAAGATAACGTAGTAGATATATCACGATATTCAAATAACCTGCGTGCATTATACACAGATTGATTTGTTTCTTCTTCAAGAAATTTATAATATTCTTCTACAAGATCTACGAGTTCAGAACCAAATTCACGGTATAACTGCGGAAATTGATCCCGTATCGTAAAGGCTATCTTTTCTTCTATCTGCATTACTTGATCTCAATCATGTTAACTGTTACATCATCGTCTTTAATATAGAAAATTCTACCAGCTGGAGCACTATAATCATCTGCCATAGTTCTTGCAATAATTTTAATTTGCGATCCAGCAAAACTATCAACAAGTAAGTCAGTAAATTTGACTGTACCTGATTCATAATCTACTGTACCAATTTTTGGTTTTACAATTTGCGGATTTGCAACATCAGAAGTTACTGACATAATATTTCCAAGTCCATCATCTTGTAAGAAAATTGACTGGCCGCTAGAGATAAATTTACCTGTTTTAATTGCAGGCTTATAATTATCAAAACCATTTGTAGAACGGAAAGGATACGGCTTTGCAAGAGCAGTACCAAACTTAAATGTTGGATTTAATTTGACATTTCTCGCTGGTGAATATGGAATATATGGGAATAAGCAAACACTATTTGAAAGAATGGCAATATCTTTTTTGTCAATTGCGCTTGAAATATTTGAAACTCGGGCTGTTTTATTAAAATCATTTAAATATGTGTCTGCATAATATTTTACTTCACCTCGAATAATTGATTCAAGTTGAGCAGCGCTTTTAGTTGATTGTGTTGTAGTATATGATGCATCAATATCTAAGTTTGCGTAAATAAATTCAGATTGTCTAAAAATCGGCTCAACTGCAAGTGGACTTTTTTCGCGTAAAAAATCAATATAGGTTGCAGCAAGAGATGCGGATAAGATCTCTGTTTCTTGTCCAAGATAAACAGAAATTGCAACCTTACCAAATTGTGGCGGATCTAATTCATCACCGCCATAAGCTGATACTGCTAAGATTTCTGGAAATTGATTTTTTAAAAGATTTTCATAATCAGAAGTTGTTACAGCTCTTTCTTGAATTTGCAATGCTTTTGGAGCTGCAAAACGAATACTTTCAATGCTTTCTTCATCTGCTCCACCAGTAGCTTTTGCAATTGTAGTCACGGTAGTTTTACCAGTAGTGCTTAGAGAAATGCTAAACTTATTTACGCCATTGCCTTCTGTTCCTGAAGTAATACGATATTTAACGCGAACATCTTCGATTTCAGTTGGCTGCAAACCAAAAACATTTTTACCGAAATAAACAGTGTATCGACCGTCGTAATATGGTTCTACATAAAATACTTTATCCTTTGCACCAACTCCGAAGATCGTATCTTTACGAACAAATACGTTACGGTCTTCAGTTGCTTCAGCATCAACAAAACATTCAATGGAATCTGTATCAGCGTTTTCGTTTGTAAGAATAACGCGAAGGATACCATCGTCATCAACAAAGAAACCTTCACGTTCAAAACTTTGAAGCATGCTACCTTCATATAAGGTTATATTTTCTGATTCAAATACACCGACAGCAGTTTTACGTAATACATATGATCTATTTGTTACAAAAGTAAAGTTTTCTCCATTATAAGAAGCAGCAAATTCTGCAAATTGAGGAATTGTAATAACATTATCTTGAATTTCTGTATCTTCTACTTTTACTTTTACAATTGCACGAGCTGATCTTTTAGAACGAGGAAGATAATTTAATTCTTTTGCATGAGATATCACTGAGTTACGTAATATAGCTGAATCAATAAACATTTCATTAATTGCCATATTGGTGTAAAAGTTATTATGATAAGTGTTATATGCTAAAACATCTAAAAGAACACTCATATTCGAGCCTTCAAAGTTATAATCTTTGAATTTAGTCTGATCCTTCAGATATGTTTTTAGTTGGCCTTTGATGGAATCAAAATCTAACTCGGTAATATTGAGTTTAGGCATTATCGTGTCCTCTCTAAGAATACATCCACTTCAAGTGGTTGCTCTATATTTTGAATATAAAATACGACTTTAACGCGTACTGTATTATCATCTAAATTTCCTGTTACAACAACATCTTGAAGTGTCGCTCTTGGTTCATATATTTCAATTACAGATCTTACTTGATCTTCTACGAGTTTTAGACCAGCAGGAGTCATATTTTCAAATAGCATCTGACGTACGTTGCCACCAAGGTTTGGCTGCATTAGTCTTTCGCCACGGTCAGTCAAAACAAGATTTTTAATTGATTCTTTTACAGAATCTTCATCCTTAAAAACCGTTAAATCATTAGACAAGCTGCTTACATCCAGGTTCTTTTTAAAATCTGAAAATATGCTTATCTTTTTTGTTTTTGCCGTTACTAATGCAATTGTCATTTCTTTACCTTAAGTTCCAACGTGTTCGTATCCACGAATTCTTTTATACCTTGCAACGCTATCTGGATCGCTAATATTGACATATGCAATACGCCCAGTAAGCTTTGATTTATATGTTTTCCAAGTTGCTGTCCGTTGCACAGCTCCTTGAAAGACATGCGTTACCTTGTGTACAACTCCTTCTGGTATTGCTCCAGATTCTGCTAAGTCTGTTGCTACGATTAAATCGTGCTCAGGAAGATTTTCATATTGTGGCCCGACATCATATCCTATAACAAACTCTCCACTTTGAGAATAATTACCAACTGGCGTACTTGGTTCAGTTGTTGTTTCTTCTTGCTCTTCTGGTTGTTCATTGCCGCCTGGTTTTTCTTTTTTATCGTCTGGACCCAATCCATACTTTTCATTTAGCCTATCGTTATTTCTTGTACACCAATCGTTAAATTGTTTTTTTCGTTCCCTCGGCCAACATCTTTCTGGGCCAAAATCTACATGAATAAAATCATCTAATTTTTTCCCCCTACTTGAATATCGATTTGGATATAAGCCTATTCCTCCAAATCCAAGAGCCCTTGCAAGCCACGCAAATTCAAACATTTCTTCAAGGTTATCTGTTAATCCATTCCACATTAAATCAAAAGCATCACCTTGTAAATGCCTAGAATATTTAGCCACCTTTTTAGATTCTCTTCTTAACATCTTATTATATTCTTCGCTTCTCCAAGCATTTGTAAGCCTGACAGGAGTCACTCCAAACATATTGATAAGACGTAGAAGCGCTGCTTTATGCTCTGCTGTAACTTTAGTAT